CGAGTACCCTCTGGTGGATCAGTACCGGAAGTGGAAGGATATCAGGTCACTGATTGTGAAGTACACCACCAAGTGGCCGGACTACGTAATGCCAGACGGTCGCATTCATGCGAGCTACTTTCCACTCACGGATACTGGACGACACTCAGCGAAAAACCCTAATATGCAGCAGGTTCCCCGTGATCCCCAGCATAAGATGAAGCGTGTGTTCATTCCTGACGCAGGTAATGAGATGGTATCGTGGGATGCTTCGCAGGTTGAGCTTCGTGTGGCCGCTATTGTGGCCCCTGATGAGAACATGTGTAAATTATTTAGAGATGGCGTGGATATTCACCAAGCCACGGCCAATACAATGGTAGGAGGTGAGGCTAATAGCGAGGAACGGCAACAGGCCAAAGCGATCAACTTCGGGTTCCTTTACGGTATGGGAGCAACTAAATTTACCATACATGCCTTCAAGGAATATGGAGCCGTCTTTTCTGAGAGCGATGCGTGGGCTGCTCGAGAGGCGTATTTCCATGCCTACCCCGGACTCAGGGAATGGCACGAACGAACAGAATTTGGACGCACACGTCACCTTGATGAAGTACTATCTAATGAACAGAGAATCGTGTATCACGCCATCAGGCAGGGGATAAATTTCCTCGTGCAATCCGCTGCGGCTGATATTACGCACGCAGCGCTGATAGCTCTACAGCAACATAAGGAAGCTAAGATTGTTGCCTCAGTCCACGACTCCGTGGTATGGGAACAGTCAATAGGAACAGGAGATGCGATTGCAGAGACACTAATGGACGAAGCGTTATTAATCTTACACAGGTGGTTTGACTTCGAATCACCCATTCCCTTTGAAGCGGAGTGGACCATAGGAGAATATTGGACATGACCGATTACACAGATGTTATTGGTGGGTGGCGTTGTCCAGAGTGCAACAACTACCTCGAGCAAGACGGCCAATGGCTATACTGTTTGAATTGTGGGTATGACGAGGAAGAAGAAAAGCAAGACGACGAGGAACTAGATTAATCTGTGGTATAATGCTAGTCATATGGAGGGCAGCACTATGGTAGAAACGTCGGTACGCCCCATCGCGATATCCCCGACACGGGCATTTCAGCGATGTAATCGAGCGTATCGCTATGGGTACGTAGACAATCTACGACCTGTCCATCTCTCAGCACCCATTCGCATGGGCATTGAAGCGCACAAGTTCTTTGAGGACGCTGAGAGAGTTGGTGACGAGAAAGCGTTGGAGCTTATTGACCAGCGCTGGGAAGGTTTGACATCCGATCAGCGAACGATTTACCAGAATCGTGGGCGGGGTGATAAAGTTTTACCACCACTACCCGACGATCTCAGGCGAATCATACGTTCGTATCGATACCAATATCAAACAGATAATTGGGAAGTCGTTGGCGTTGAGCATAAGCTTGACGTTGTGATCGAAGGTCGTCGGCACGTAGGGATTATGGACCTGCTGGTTCGAGATAGCAGGTTTGGTCCGGGGTTAACCCTTATCGACAGGAAAACGACAAGTCGGATTCCTGATGATAGCGTGCAACTCAATGATCCTCAGCTAGCGTTCTACGCAGCGCTGTGGAACCAGACGCACGAGGAGAAGGTAGAGCAGGTGGTGTTCGATTACATTGTCACCAAGGCTCCTTCTACGCCCATGCTTGTCGGACTTAAGGACCGGCCACGTGCGGATGGAACCTATGCCGAGGGCAAGGGTCCACGTATCTCAGGTCGTGCTATTGAAACCACGGTGTTTGAGTATATGGAAACAGTTGAGAATGCTTCTGATACATATCCCGGCATCCGGTTGATTGATTATAAGAAGCAGATCGATGATCTTAACTCAAAACCAAACCCATTTTTCCGTCGTCGAGTCATCCGTATGACGCCGCACATTCTCGAGTCGGCCATGCAGGATGTACGGGCGACCAACACATTTATAAACGCTGCAACGCAAGCAAATGTCTTCCCACGATCTGTGGGACCATTTACCTGCCCGTCGTGCCAGTTCAAAGTACTATGTAGCTCAGAGCTACAGGGTGACACGGATATGGTGAAGGAAGAGTTGCAGCGTTTTGAGAAGAGTGACTACTGGGATCGTTATCATGCGGTATCCTAACGAACAGGAGGTTCAGACTTACAGTCTACAGGGTATAGATGACAGCGAGCCGTTTACAATTGAGGGCCACCGATGTGTGGTGAATCAATACGGTGACGCAACATTTGTGGAAATATTTAGAGACGGTGAACTCGTATTTAATATGAGAGCCGAACTCGTCAAGTATATAAGGAGGGCAGATGCCAGTTCCGCAACGTGACAAAGATGATGTCATGCCAACGGCACCGGCAACACCAACTGGCACAGTGCCAGTAATCACGACTACAGATAATCAGTCTTACCACCGCTTGTTTGTGGTGTACTCTCAACCGGGTGCGGGTAAAACGCACTTGATTGGTACAGCACACGAGGCCGGTAAGAAGGTATTGTTAGTAGACTGTGACTTTGGTGGAGGCGAGACGTTAGATCAACTTCCAGTAAATACAACCCGTCTAAACTCGTTAGAGGAGTGGTACGGTCTATCTGAATGGCTCGAGGCGGGTAACGCTGAAGAGTTCGATGTGATAGCGTATGATACTGGATCAACACTTCAGGAGATGCTTGCCTCTGAAGCGCTTAAAAAACTGGGCGCTCACGAGGACTTTGGCAACCACTATAAGGTTGTTCGTGATATGATGGTGAATCATTTGCAGGAGCTTAAGAAGCGTGACGTTACGCTTATCGTTACTGCACATGAACACGTAGATTATCAGGGTGTCGGAGAAAACTGGTCACAGAAGACGATTTCAGAGGTCAGACCAGAATTTGTGAACTCTGTATGGCGTGGGATTAACCGAATCACGTCTGTTATAGGCCGCTTGACGCTTGTAAAGGCTGAAGGCGGGGGTTGGGTGCGTCGATTGGATTTCCAAGAGAAGCCAATCATCACCGCAAAAGATAGATCAGGTCGCCTTCCCTCGAGGATGGATGACCCCACATGGGAGAAGATCTCCCAAGCATTGGAGGGCACTCGTGCCAGCAAGTGATCGTAGTTTTGAATCCAAGGACAGCCAGCGCGGATCTACAGGGTTCGGGCGTCCGGTGGTCCCCAATGGAAACTACAAGCTCGAAGTTATAGACTCAGAGGAGCGAACATTCGCCTCCGGTAATAAGGGGGTTATGGCTACGTTCGAGGTCGTTGATGGTCCAGAGGGTGCTGAAGAGCATATGGGAACGCAGCTTACATCTGCTTTCGTAGACTCAGAAGCCTCGTACTGGTTCCAGCGCAGCTTTGCCGAAGCTCTGAATGGCGTTGAATACGCTCAGGGGCAGCAGGTAGCCATTCCGTGGTCTGGCGCTAATGGGCGTCACGTCGGTGCGGTAATCGCGGCTGAGGTTGGGCGTGACTGGACTAACCGTCAAGGTGAAGTCGTTAAAGGTCAGTTGGAATCTCGTATTAAGCGATTCATGGACCACCGTCCATGGGAAGCTGAGTACACCGACTTCGGTGTCTAACCCAGAGACTCGATTACAGCAATCCATCATCCGTCGCCTCCATTCGGAGGTCGGCGGGTGGTGGGTCAAGTATCATGGGTCCGCTATCACAAGAGCCGGAATACCTGATATTTTGGGCGGCTGTGAGGGGCTTTTTTTCGCGTTTGAGGTAAAAACCCCAAAAGGAAAGACAACGAAGATTCAAGACTACACGATACAAGAACTCAATGACAGCGGAGCCGGGAAAGCTCGCGTTGTCGATAACCCTGACGATGCGGTAAAGATCGTACAGGATGCCTTACAGGAGGCGCAATGATTAACGAGATGGAACTAGCTGAGCAACTTAGAGGCAGTGGGGTTTCTCAAGTTAGCGCTGAAGAATTTGCAGCACAGGTCAGAGGTATGACTGAGCAACAGGCGATGGAGACGGCAGCGCAGGACTCGCTCACTGTATTCCATGATATCGCGCTAGCGCATGGATTTACGCCAGACAACGCACGTACTCTCTTAGCGGAGGCCGGACAAGAGTTCGAATTGGATGATGAGTGGACGCCAGAGGGTGCCATTTATCTCAGTGAATGGTTACGTGAGGCTCAAGCTAAGAAACGTCGAACGTCGCCAGAGCTTCCATACGAGCCGGATGTAGAAGGTGCGGCACGAATACCTGATCCTGCATATGACGATGCTCGAGTCGTAACAGAGGTTATAGATGCGGAAGTTGTGGATACCCCAATAGCCTCGGCAACCACTGTGGTGGGGGATATGGATCTCTCGATAAACTTCGACACTCGAGAGCAGGCTGAAGAGTTCTTGGCAACCTTAAAAGCTACCGGGGTGAGTCTAGGTAAGCCGGGAGTGGCACGTGTG